CCTCCCTTGTATCTGTCGGGGTATGTAAGTTTCATCGCGTGTTCGAATGCTGCACGGTCTTTTTCTTCTAGCTCTTTTAAAAAAGCCATTTGTTTTTGATTCCATTCATCTAAGCTGCCATCACGAAGAGACGGCACTATATCAGATGGTGAGCAGTCTAGGGCGGATGCTAGGCGTTCTATCCATTCGGTTGTTAAGCGTCTTTCGCTATTTTCCAACCGTTGAACCTGCTGTATAGAAGTGCCCGCAGCTTCCGCTACATGTTTGAGGGTTCTGCCCTTAGCTTTGCGAATCTCTTTCAATTTATTCATCTCGTCACCTTCCCCAAAATGGTAAATTAAAAAAAGAACCAAGATGGTGAATAAAGTTATTGACTAATTCACCAAAATGGTAAATTATCACTTTTATGAAGCTGCAAGATTTTTTAACAGCAACCGGAGTAAAGCCTGCTGAGTTCGCACAAGACGTGGGTGTCACTGTCCAAGCTATTCACCGTTATTTAAACGGGGAACGCATACCTGAGCGCGGGGTAATGAGTCGCATTCAGGTTCGCACCGATAACAAAGTAACTGCGGACAGTTTTTATCAGTAAACCCCCACATGCGGCTGCAACCGCTAAGGGGGATTTTATTTAAGGAATTACTATGAACGAGGCACAAATATATTATTCGCAAAACTCCGTAGGAGCAGCGTTGCCAGTTCGTTTCAGTCCGATTGAGGACACATATATACCTGTGGATAAGCAATGTCAAGTTATCCACAAAAAGAGTTTCCCGAAAGGGAAAGGGGGGGTTTAACGGGCGTGCTGAAATGTAGCGTTTTAAGTTTGTCCGCCCCCTCAATTTTTTAATCAAGTTCGGTACGCAAGACGCATTCGCTGATCTGCCGGATAAAATTACGAGGTAGATGGGATGCAAAATCCTGAAATTCAAACCATTAACCCCAATTACGCATTGAGCTATGCGCCTCAAGGCTCGTTTATGAAGGAGCTTTTAATCCTTCAAGAGAGTGCTGCGCCATATTTAAACGTGCAAAAGCCTGTGAAGCTTTATTCAAAAGATAAGCGGAAGGGTAAGGTATGATTGAGCTTCCGTATCCGCCAGCAATATTAAACCCCAATAGACCAGCTCATTGGGCAAAGAAAAGCAAGGCGAAGAAAAATTACAAGCAGGCCTGTAAGGTTCTGGCGCTTGGTAAGCCGCCAATGATTAGGTTTTCTATGGTGTTTCACCCGCCGAATAATATTCGCAGGGACGTAGACAACGCCATAGCTTCCATGAAATCAGGTATAGACGGCCTTGCAGAAGCGTGGGGCATAGATGACAGCCAGTTTGAAATACTGTTTCCCCGCAAGTTTTCAGAGGTCGTTAAGGGCGGCAAAGTCGTGATTGAGGTGCTGAGATGACCAGCCCCATTAAATTCTTCAAAGACGAGGCAGCAAAAAACAACCTCACCATAGACGAGTTAATCGATCCTCTAACGGCTAAAGCTTGCTCTGAGATTGATAGACTTATCCTATTGGGAAAAAACAAGTTTCCGCATTTAAGAAATTATGAACTGGGCGCGTTTTTAAACGTAGATGCTCAGTATGTAAGGACTATTTTGGATTACGATAGAACCCCCGTTAAATACAAGAAATCGGGGTGGTCATGAGAAAGATTAGCGATACGGTGAAGGAAATCATCTTCAATATGTGCCTATCAACCCCCTGTAGCTCAGAAGCAAAACAGCGAATTATCCAATGCTGGGAGAAGGATATTTTCACAGCAGAAGAGACAGAAGAAATAATCAAATTATTGGATTTGGAGGACGCATAAATGGATCGGGGTTTTATAAAAATATACCGGGAATTTGAAAATTGGGAATGGAGAGATCAGCCCAATATGGTGTCCTTATTTCTCTATCTTTTATTGAAGGCAAATTACAAAAATGGGAGCTATCAGGGGCATAAAATACCCCCCGGATCGCTCGTTTCAGGGCGATTTGAAATGTCGCGCTCACTGGGACTTAGCGAGCAACAGGTCAGAACTTGCCTAAAAAAATTAGAAAAAGGCCAAAAAATAACCATCAAAACAACCAATAAATTCTCAATAATATCAGTGACTAACTGGAAAAAATATCAGGACGATAACCAACAAGTAACCAACAAACAACCAACAAGTAACCAACAAGTAACCACATCTAAAGAAGGGAAGAAAGAAAGAAAGAAAGAATATAGACCCGAAAAAATTTCGGATGAAATCTGGGAGGATTTTGTTCTTCTCCGAAAAAGAAAAAAAGCACCAATCACAAAAACGGCAATCGATGGAATTGAACGTGAGGCAAAAAAAATAAATTGGTCATTGGAGCGGGCGCTTCAGGAAATGTGTCAACGGGGATGGCAGGGTTTTAATTCTGGTTGGGTCGATAGCGGGGGGAGTGATGTTCAATGCTACATCTGAGCGAAACCGGAATAGATACTCGGCGCAGAAAGCAGCCCTGCCCGAAGTGTTCTCACACTCGGAAAAACAAGAAAGATCCTTGCCTATCGGTGACAAGGCACGGGTCAGATTATTTATTCAACTGTCACCATTGCGGCTGGAAAGGAGTGGCAAATGAAACTGGAGAAATGGCTAGAAACGAGGGGTTTAGAGGGCGAACTGATTTCTGGCATGGGGGTGGAGGAGTTCGAGAAAAGCGGCAATCCGTGGATAAAAATACCGTTCATTCGTTCTGGCGAAGTCGTAAATCATAAATACCGAAATCTTGCTGAGAAGGGCTTCTACCAAGACTCAGACGGGTTGAAATGTTTTTACAATCAGGATGTGATCTTTGACCAAACCCTTGAGAACGAGCCGTTAATCATTACCGAGGGCGAATGTGACACATGGGCTGCGATCCAGTCTGGTTTTGTTCGCACGGTTTCAGTTCCAGACGGCGCTCCAAACGAAAAGGGGGGAGATGGGGCGAAGTATGATTATCTCTGGGATGTGCTTCAAGCTATCAGGGCAAAATGCCCGTATGTCATACTGGCAGTGGATGGAGACAAGAACGGCGCTAATTTGTTCCATGATCTTTCGGTTAAAATCGGCAAGGACTTTTGCAAGTGGGTCAAGTATCCAAAGGGCTGCAAGGATTTAAACGATGCCCTGATAAAATACGGGCAATCGGGCGTTACACAAACAATCAACCGGGCGGAGTGGGTGCAGGTTGATGGGGTGTTTACCGTTGACAGTCTTCCACCAATGCCAGAAGCGAAGGTCTACGAAACAGGTATGAAAGGCTTCGAGGATAATTTTAAACTTCGCCTTGGTGATTTTTCGGTTGTAACGGGCATACCATCGCACGGTAAATCAACCTTCGTGAATGATTTGTTGGCGCGGGTAGTCCACAAGCACGGGCTTAAGGTTTGCTTCGCTTCCCTTGAGCAGCACCCAACCCAAGACCATTTGAGAAACCTTCGCAGGTGGTACAAGGGCATGTACCCGGAGACAAACCAGCACCAAGCGGATGAGTGGATAAATAAATATTTTACGTTCATCTACCCAACGGATGAGCAGAGAATGTCAGATAGTTTAGATATTGGATGGTTCATGGAAAGGGCCGCTGCATCTTGTGTTAGGCATGGCTCGAACATCATCGTCCTAGACCCTTGGAACGAGTTAGAGCATATCTCAGGCAGGGATCAATCCCTTACGGAATACGTAGGCTCATCCCTTCGTAGGCTCAAGGGGTTTGCCAAGACCTACAACGCGCACATGATGGTGGTAGCGCACCCCGCTAAGATGGCTAAATCAAATGACGGTACTTACCCAAGGCCGGGACTTTACAGCATATCAGACAGCGCTCATTGGGCGAATAAGGCCGATATTGGGATCATTGTTCACAGGCCAGATTCCTCTTCAAACATCACAGAAATAATCTGCGCTAAATCTCGGTATCACGACATCACCGGGAAGCCCGGAAAGGTAGATTTTAGGTTTAATTCGCACCTCAACCGCTACGAATGGGCAGAAATTTAGGGAGATTGCATGAAGAAAGTTCTACACGGGCAAGGCGCAACACCGGAGAGATTGGGAAAATCGCAGATGGAAACCGGAATACGGGAAATATCAAAGGGCGGCATGGCTTTGTCAGTAGGGCATAGGGATCTTGAACACTGCGCGTTAGATTTTTTAATCAATGGCGGGTACATCGAGCAAGACCAGTTTGACGCTGGGATGCATTTGCGGAATCTGTACTACACTCACACCACCACAGGCAGATGGATAGATGAAGGGGGGAGGGGACACGAAAGCGAGGAGCTTAGCAGCGCAGACATAGCCTACGAGGTTTACAGCAAGGCGCTTAAGGCTGTTACACCAGCGCACAGGGGTATCACCATGCATGTTTGCATCGAGGCCGTTCAAATACCCACGTATTACGCTGTAATCCATGAGGTGCAGCACGGTTTGGATGATTTAATAAATTATTTTCAAAAAAAAATGCAAAAAGACTTGCAGGAGATTTTAAAATGTGGTTGAATACCTCTTGACGCAGTGTGCCTACATGAAACTGCTAAGATTTCCCGAACGTCTCGACCAACCCCCGGTCTGAGGCGTTTTTTATTGCTCGGTGTCCAAGGATGCCTGAGCACACCCCCTTAAGCCGCCGATAGTGCTTTCCCATGCCCTCTTATCCCTAGGGTGTGTTTTGACTCTCACGCTAGAAGGCCGCTAAGGGGGACTAATTCAACGAAAGGAGAACCAGATGGGTTCAATTACCATAGAGCAATATCCGTATATTGGCGGCAAAGGCCAGCCGGATGCACAAGTGCTAACTCTCAAGGGCATGAAGCGCACATTGGATGCTACTACATCCACCACAGCGGAGAGTATTACGCTTGAAAGCTGGGCAGCGGTCATTCGTGTTGTTTGTGATGTGGATCACAGAATTTCAATTGATAACAACGTAGCTGATAACGGCGATTACGCGACAGTAGGCACGGAGGCAAGAGATTACGGAGTTACAGGCGGGGACGATTTTTACTACCGCTCTAACGCTTAAGCAAACAGCCCTCTTTGCATGGCTTAAAACTGCATTGCATAGACTTTTAAGGAGGTCGAACAACATGATTAAAATCAAGAGAAATCAAAATGGCTCACGGTGGTAAGCGCAAGGGCGCAGGCCGTAAGGCTGGCTCTATTGACGAAACAACCGTGCTTGCAAGAGAGGCTATCTCAAGGTTTGTAGATGGAAACTCCACTAAATTAGAGGGATGGTTGCAGGATATAGCCAAAGAGAACCCTAAGCAGGCGTTTGATTGTTTTATGAGTGTTGTTGAATATCATATCCCAAAGCTTGCTAGAACCGAACACACCGGAAAAGACGGTGGCCCGCAAGAGTACAAAATAACCAAAGTCGTACATAGTGCCAGAGATACGGATTGACTCCGCCGATTGGGCGCAGGCTCTTGATCCAAAATACAGATATATATTCATACGGGGCGGCAGATCATCGGGCAAATCGCATGAGGTTGCTAACTATTTAGCGGAGCGGTCTTTTTGCGAGAAAGATTTAAAGATTGTGGGTTTGCGCGAAGTGCAGAAATCCATAGACAAGTCTTCAAAATCATTGGTCGACCAGAAGATCAAGGATATGGGGCTTACTGAGCAGTACAAATCCGTACAAAGCGAGATACGCAAGGGTAACGATGACGGCCTGTTTTATTTTCAGGGCATGAATGACCTCACGGCGGATAACATAAAATCGCTTGAGGGTTTTAAGGTTGCATGGTTTGAAGAGGCGCAGAACAGTACACGCAATACGCTAAGAACGCTTCGCCCAACAATACGGGCAGAGGGGTCACAGATTATCTTCACGTGGAATCCCAAATTTCCCGAGGATGCGATAGACGAGTTTTGTAATCAAATGCGCGGTGAGCCTGATTGTTTAATTATTCATGTAAATTATGAAGACAATCCGTTTTTAACGAAGGAAGTTCTACGCGAGGTCGAGATTGACCAGAAGAACAATCCCGAAGACTTCGGGCATATCTGGCTCGGTGAGTACGATACGTCGTTCCACGGTCACTATTACGCAAAACTTCTCGAAGAGGCTAAGACAGAGGGCAGAATAGGGCGTGTGCCTAAGAAAACAGGCGTTGATTACATGACTGTTTGGGATTTGGGCAGAAGCGATGCAACGGCGATATGGGTGGCACAGATTGTGGGCTTAGAGGTTCGTGTTGTTGATTACATCCAAGATAATTTCAAAGACCTTGATTACTTTGCTGATTGGGTAAAGGACAGCGGTTACAATGATGCTACGTGGCTTCCTCATGATGCAGCGCATAGTCGCTTAGGAATGAAGGGGTCGATTGAAGACCAGTTAAAAACCATGGGGATTAAGAATGTCAGGGTTTTACCAACTGGCAGCGTTGATGCAACGCGCAGGCTGGCAAAGACACTCATCAAGGAATGTTACATAGACGCGGACAATTGCAAGGATGGCTTGCAGGCTCTCCGGCATGAAAAATCTGTCTGGGATGAGCGCAAAGGTAAATACAAAGAAATACACGAAATAGACGGCGCTGCGGCCTTTAGATATTTGGCGCAGGCGTTAGAGCAACCAAGAGCCACACAACCCCGGCAAGCTGAGGACGATTACGTTCCGCAAGCTCCAAGCTGGATGTCCTAGAGGATTAAATGGAAAAACAAGACGTAGAAACCAAGTGGCAGGAATGCCGCGCCCATTATGATGAGCTTTACGCTAACTGTGAGGATGATTGGCGTTTTCTTCATGGCGAGGGGCAGTGGGATGAAAAAGCCAAGAGCCTGCGTGAGAAGGCGGGTCGCCCTTGTTTAACGCTTAACCAGACGCTTCCTTACGCACAGCAGATTGTAAACGATATACGCCAAGCGAAGATGGCAATGCGGTTTTCACCCGTTGACGATGAAGCTGATATTGATACGGCGGATATTCTGCAAGGTATAGGGCGAAATATAGAACGCCAATCATCTGCCACGAATGTTTACAGCATGGCGGCATTGAATGCGGTTGGCGCAGGGATCGGCTGGATAAAGGTCAAGACTGATTATGCGGGTATAGATACGTTTGACCAAGAGATATTCTTGGAGCGCGTGCTGGATTTTAAATCTGTTTATCTCGATCCTGCGAGTCAATCGCTTGATGGTAGTGACGCGGAATACGGGTTTATCTTAGATAGCTATACGCCTGAGCGCTTTGAAGAGATATGGCCCGAAGCGGAGGCCACAAGCTTTGACAGTATGAATATTGGTAGCGATGAAGAGATTATTGTTGCTGAGTGTTATTACAAAGAATACGAGCCGGACACGATTTATCAAATCCGTTTGGTTGATGGCTCTACGCAAATTGTAAACCGTGAGCAAAAGAAGAAATTAGATGATGATGGCACGGTTTTATATGAGCTTATGGCAGAGCGCGAGATTGAAAATGTCACCGTACAAAAGGCAATTTATGCTGGCGGTGAAGAACCGTTAGAGGAAATTGTAGAGTTTCCATGTAAGTTTATACCGCTTGTTCCGGTGATTGGCGAAGAGGTTTATATTGACGGGCGGCGCGAGTTTCATTCGCTAATACGCCAAGCCAAAGACGCACAGAAAATGTATAACTATCACAAATCTGCCTCGACAGAGGTGATAGCGTTGCAGCCTAAAGCTCCAACAATAGGGCCGAAGGGGTCGTTTGCTAGTTATCCGAATAAGTGGGCGAATGCCAATACAGAGAATTTTGCATTTCTTGAATATGATGTTGTCCATGATGAAAACGGTCAGCGCGTAGAACCGCCAAGAGAGCGCCAGCCGCCGCAAGGTCATCCTGCTGCAATGCAGGAGGCTTTGAATGCCCGTGAAGATATACGCCTTGCGATAGGTATGCCTCAATCAAATATGGGTGAGGTTGCTGGTGAGGTATCAGGGATTGCTATTCGCAACCGCCAGATTGAAGGCGATAATGCAACCTTCCACTTTATGGATAATTTGGCTGCAAGTATCACGCATGTAGGTCGTATTTTGGTTGATATGATTCCGCGCCTTTATTCAGAGCGTAAGGTTCTTCGAATTATCGGCGAAGATGGCACGGAGGAGAATGTCCCTGTTAATCAGCACTTCGTTAAAGAGGAGGGGCAATTGCGCCTTCCTAAGCCCGGAGAAGCCCCTACAGGCATATATAATTTATCAGTAGGGAAATATGACGTTGTTTGCGATGTGGGCGCTTCTTATAGCTCCAAACGCCAAGAAACAGCAGACAAACTTATTGAGTTGGTAAGGGCCAAGCCTGAGCTTGCGGATATTACCGGAGATTTATTGTTTGAGGCGCTTGATTTGCCGATGGGTAAAGAGATCGCCGATAGAATACGCGCTTCAATGGACCCTGCTTTACTCGGCGAAGACCCGCAGGCCAATAAGCTTAAGAAGGCGGCGGAGGCTATTAAGATGCTGCAAGACCAGCTTATGAATTACGAAGCGGCCTTAGCGGAGAAGAAAGAAAACGCGCAGTTTAAGGAAACGGTAGAGCTTAAGAAATTGGATCAGGAAAGAGCCAAGCTTGAGATCGAGGCCAATAAAACAGCAGCGGATATTAAGAAAACACTGGCAGAAATCGAGAAGATGCGTGCGGAAACGCAAGGCTTCGATATGAATGCTATTGGCGCTCTTGGTGGCGCAGTACAAGGAATTGCAGCCCAAGTCGCAGATATGGGCGAAGCAGTGAGCATCATTCTGGACGCGAAAGAAAGCGAACAGGGCGAGCAGGCAACCTCTGAGCCTGATCTATCAGAGGAATCCATAGACTAAAAAAGGTCGAACCCTATGAACACCGATACACAAGAGGCGCAAGCCTCGATTGTGACAGACGCGCCTGTCCAAAAACAAGCCGAAACCCAAGACCAAGAGGTCGAAACGCAAGAAACCGAAGCGGAAGAAACAGAGGATGCCTCGCCCGAAGCTGAGAGTGAAGAAAGCGAACCTGAAAAGACGGTCGAAGAGAAATATGCGGAGTTAAAGCAAGAGGCTGAAACGAAGCAAAAAGCTATTGACCGCAAGACCGCTGCTTATACGGCCCTTCAAAGGGCGCATGAAAAGCAGCAGCAGGAATTGCAAGCGATGCAGGAGAAAATCCAATCGCAAGAACCTGAAAAAGAACCTTCTATAGACGACTTTGAAACTCACGATGATTACGTGAATGCTTTGACCGAATACCGCGCTAACAAGCTGGTGAAGGCCAAAGAGAGTGAGCTTATAGAGGCTCAACAGCAAGCAAAGGCAAAGGAATTAGCGGACGCTCGGGCAAAGATAATGCTTGAGAAAGAAACGGAATATTTGGAGATAAACCCTAAATATCCTGCTTCTAAAGCTGAGTTTGGCGCTTTTATTAGTACGGCGAATATCCGTCCTGATGTTGAGGCAGCGATAGTCGGGCAAGCCTTCAAAGGTAATCCCGCGCATATCATTGATTATTTTGGTTCTAACAACGGTGAGAATATAGGGCAACTCGAAGAGATTGCTTCTATGTCCGCGCCTGATGCCGCGATTGAGATTTATAAAATCCAGCAAAGCCTAACCACTCCTGCTCCCAAAGAAAATAAACCGCCACCCGCGCCCGTTAATAAACCAAGGGGCAAAGGTGCTGTGAGCAAATCCGTGGACAAGATGGACGGCAGTGACGTTCTGAAATGGGTTAATTCATAAGCATTTAAGGGTGGCCTACGAGGAGTAAAACTCATGGCTAACACCTTTAATAATATTAAAGACGCACCCGGCATTATTGCCAAAGCCGCGGCGCAAACACTAAAAGACAATCTTGTTTTTTGTGACACTATCGACAAAGCGGATGCGTCTGATTTTGATGGTAAAAACGGCTATAAAGCTGGTGATACCATCTATACATCAAAGCCAGCCCGTTATGTCCCGCAAACTGCATTCGATATTACGTCATCTATTCAGGATAGCGTAGAAGAGAAGGCAGCATTGACACTTGATACAATCTCAACAGTTGGTATGGAGATCGATTCATTCGAATTTGCTACTGAGGTTGAGCTTAAAAACACTATCAAGCGTTTTGTTGTACCGGCAGCGGAAAGTATTGCACAGAATGTTGAAAGCCGCTTTTTAACGAAGGCGACTGATGCAACTTACCAAAGCGTAGGCACGGGCGGCTCTAATGCCTTTACCGTTGCTGATGTTTTGGCGGGCCGTACAATGCTTAACCAAAGCCTTGCGCCAACATCTGACCGCCGTTTCTTGCTTAACAGCGCCTCTGGTGCTTTGGCGGTTGCTGATCGTAAGGGTCTTTTCCAAGACTCCACAGAGCTTAGTAAGCAGTACAAAGATGGCATGATTGGTCGTGCAGACGGCTTTGACTGGTATGAAAACGAGCTTATCAGCACCCATGCAAATGGAACTGATGTAGACGGTGTACTGGTTAATGATGCATCCTTTGGCGAGGGTGAATCAGTGCTTACGATTGACGGCGCTTCTGCCGTTGTCACCGTAGGTTCTGTGTTTACGATTGCTGGTGTTAATAAAGTTCACCCTATCACTAAAGTTGATACAGGCGAGCTACAGCAGTTTGTAGCGACTACCGAAAGCCAAACAAGCATTGGCATTAGCCCGGCTATTTATGCCGGTTCTGGTGGTTTGCAAAACGTGACAGCGCTTCCTGCTGATAACGCTGCTCTTACATTTGTAGGGCCAGCATCGACAGCACTTGCTCAAAACATCCAGTATCATAAGGACGCATTTAAGATGGTATCAGTGCCATTGATTATGCCGACTAATGCTGAGGTTGCAGCGCAGGAAACCGTAGACGGAATCACAGTGGCGGTTATCCGTGACTTTGATATTTTGAAGCGCCGTATGATTACCCGCCTTGATTTTCTTGGCGGTCTATCTGCTGTTCGTCCTGAGTGGGCGTGCCGCGTTACAGCCTAAATTATTTAGAGCGCATCCCTATAGCGGGGGTGCGCTTTTTTAACCAGAGGAGAAAAGCATGCCGGTATGGATGTATAGCAAAGATGGTGCGAAGCTGTTTCAGGATGATGAAAAGATTCCTAGTGGATACAGCGACAAACCCACAAAGGTCGAAAAGACCTATACTAAAAAACAAGTTTTAAACGCCACTGATGCGGCGATAGCTCTTGCAGAAGATAACGGTATCAACATTGATGATGTAGAGGGTACTGGCAAGGATGGAAACGTGACTAAGGGCGATGTTGAGGCGCTTTTAGATTAAATGGCTACCGCTAGATCCATTATCAAATCAACACTAAGGAAAATACATGTCCTTGGCAAAGGTGCGCCGCTTGATGCGGATGAGGCCAATGATGCTTTGGAAACCCTTAACGATATGCTTTCTATATGGAGCGCAGAAGGTGATATGATATTCACCGAGAGTAAGGAGACGTTTAACCTTACGGGCGCGGTGAGCTATACGATAGGGTCAGGCGGAACATTTAATACGGTTCGCCCGCAATATATTAGCGCGGCTTTTGTTTCGCAGGGCGATACAGATTATAGCCTTGGCAGTATTGACAACCAGCAATATTCAAGAATTTCACAAAAAGACATAGCGAGTATCCCGGAGTGTTATTACTACGATGCGGGCTACCCCCTAGCAACGCTGTATCTTTATCCTAAGCCTTCGTCTGTCAGCACGATAACCCTTTATAGCTTTAAGCCTTTAACAGCCTTCACGAACCTTGATACGGATTTTGCGATGCCGGAGGAGTATAAGGCAGCGTTAATTTATAATTTGGCGATATGGATTGCGCCGGAATATGAGCGCGATGCCAGCATGGAGATCAAGAGAATAGCTCGCAACTCTAAGGATGCGGTGGTTTCGCAAAATAAGCGAAATGAGAATTTCATAAGCATGACAGATGTTCCATCAAGAGGCGGGCAAACAGGAAGCATCAATCAAGGGTATTTAGTTTAATATGCCCGTAGTTCCGATTGTTGGGCCTTCATACCAGATGGAGGCCGTTTCATTTGATAATCAAAGGAGCGTAAATCTTTACCCTATCCTCTCCGAAAGCCAAACCAGCAAGGCGGTAGCGGCATTGAGATCAACCCCGGGTCTGCAAGAGTTCACCACTATCGGCGGCGGCGGCATTAGGGGCGGTATTGAGAGCGCTAATCGTGCGTTCTTCGTTTCTGGCAGGGATTTTTATGAGGTCTTAGCGGATGGGACTTCGGTTAATCATGGGTCTTTAGATACCGGTACGGGCATTGTCACTATGGAGGAAAATCCTACACAGGTGATGCTCATTGACGGGCAATATGGCTATATATTCACTAAATCGAGTAACGCATTCGCAAAGATAACAGACGGCGATTTTCCAACGCCCTCAAGCCTTACATATCAAGATGGTTACTTTATTGTAACGTCAGGGCAAATATACGCTATAAGCGGCTTAAATGATGGAACAGCGTGGGATTTGCTGGATAGAAAGACGGTTGAAAGCTCACCTGATAGCTTGGTTGGTATTAAATCCGATAGCTCAAATCTATGGGCGTTTGGTACTAAATCAACGGAGGTATTTCAAAACACAGGGAATGCGACTTTTCCGTTTCAAAGAATACCGGGCGCGATTATTGAAACAGGCTGCGCGGCGCAGGCCACGATTAAAGAAATAGACAATGCTTTATTTTGGCTTGGTACGGATGAGAATGGTGATGCGATAGTTTGGCGATCAAACGGTTATAACGCATCAAGGGTCAGCACAAAGGCTATTGAGAAGAAAATAGCTGAAAGCACGAATTTTAATGAATCCTATTCTTGGGTTTACCATGAGCGTGGCAGTGCCTTTTATCTTTTGCAGGTAAAGGGATTAAACACAACGCTTGTTTTAGATGTGGCAACTGGCCTATGGCATGAGCGGGTGTATAGAAACCCCGTAACCGGTGCAGAAGAACAGCATAGGGGTAGTGTTCATGTTTTCTTTAATAAAAAGCACCTGATAGGCGATAGGCTCACCAATAAGATTTATCAAATGTCTCTTGATTACTATTCGGATGATGGTGATCCGTTGGTTAAGGAGCGCATTACACCCCATTACGATGAGGCGCGGCGCTTGATAGCGCACGCCCAATTAGAGCTTGATATGGAGGTTGGTGTAGGCACGCAAAGCGGTCAGGGTCAAAACCCTAAAGTAATGCTGCAATATTCAGATGATGGCGGTAGAACGTGGTCGTCTGAGCTATGGCGTGATTTGGGCGCGGTTGGCAAGTATAACTCGCGTGTTAAGTGGAATAAATTAGGTATGGCGCGGGATAGGGTTTACAAAATCCGTGTATCTGATCCAATTTTAGTACAGATAAATGAGGCGGTATTAAATGGCTCTTGAACCGCCGCCAGAGCCTAAATCACCTGTCTTGAATGGTGTGATGTTTACGCAGCCTTGGTATTTATGGCTTGTATCGGTTTTCAATGAAAACCAAGAGGGTTTTAGCGGCAGCTTCTTAAATGGAGACGGTGACACCGTAACCGTTGTGAACGGTAAAATCACGGATGTCAGTTAAGCGGGCAACCCCCGATGATTTGGATTGGGTAACGGAATTAACCGTTAAGGGTTTAGCGGAAATAGGGCAGTCGCCTATTGCCGAGTATGTGCGTGTTAAGGTTCTGGATTCATACCAAAAAGCACCGTGTTTTATCCTTAAAGACAAAGGTTTCTTTGGGCTTACGGCCTATACGGACTATTGGAGCGCCGAAGTGATATTCACGGATTACTTCGTATATCTCGAACCGGAACACAGAAATTACAAAAATTTAAAGAAGTTGGTGGGCGCGGCAAAGGAATTTGCCAGCAAGCACGATAGAAAGCTCCGCGTTTATTACGCGCTTGAGCAGGATTTAGAACAAAAAGAAAGGCTTTTGAAAATGACAGGCTTTGATATTGCAGCGGTAGTGGGAGAGTATAATGAGTAAAGGTGGAGGCGGTGGCGGCGCAGATACATCCGGCCTTGCAGAAGCAACCGCACAAGCGACAGCTTTGCAAAAGTTAATCTATGAGCAAACCCGTGAGGATTCAGCCCCTTGGTATAATATGGGCGTTGGCTCTGTTAATATGCTCTCTGACTTGCTTGGCGTATCGGGCGGTAGTGTACAGGACAGAGGGCAGATTTATGACAGCCTAAAAGATCAATACACCACGCAAACGACAACCGGCGGCGGTATGGGCGGCGATCCGCTATATACTGATAAATATGGTAATATTACAACCCAAAGCATGAATCATTTTGACCCGGCAATTGGCAAGGCGATAGGCTTTGACCGCGCCGAATCAAATACGCTTTACTCGCCCGGGGCAACCACAACACAAAGTGTGGATTATGATGCTTTGAATGCAGCGGTTGACGCGCAAATGTCTTCACAAAGCACGCCCGATAACTTTGGCTCACTTCTTAAGCGTTTTGATATGGATGAGTTCGAAGCCGATCCGGGTTATGGCTTTAGAAAAGACGAGGCCAATAAAGCGCTTGAAAGAAAGATGGCGGCGCAAGGTGTTACATTAGGTGGCGCTGGCTTTGGTGACATTAATCCAGAGGCTTATAGGGCAACTTCGGAGCTTAACCAAAATCTTGCAAGTCAAGAGTATGGAAACTCATACAATAGATACGTCCAAGACCAGTTGAATACGTTTAATATGCTTATGGGCACTGCTGGGATGGGGCAGGGTTCTACGGGCATTATGGCGACTGCGGGGCAGAATTACGCTACGAACACCGGTAATTTGCAAACAGGGCTTGCGGGCGCACAATTAAACGCCCAGCTTGCAGATCAGGCACAACAATCAAGTATGTTTGGCTCATTGCTTGGCACGGCGGGACAGTTAGGAGGTTCTTACCTCTTTTCCGACATAAGGGTTAAGGAAAACATATCTGAAATAGGCGCAGAGAATGGCTTGCCGATTTATACCTTTAATTACATTGGCGATAATCAAACCTACAAGGGTGTTATGGCCCAAGATGTTGAAATAACCCACCCAGACGCAGTTAAAGAAGTAAACGGCCTTAAGATGGTTGATTATGACGCTATAGGTGTGAAGATGGAGGCTGTTCAATAATGGCATTTGAAAATGTATTCGGAAATGTAGATTTTGGTTTGCCTGTAAGGCAGGCCGAGGCCAATCGAGGTCACCTTATGCAGATGATGGGCATGGGGATACAGCAAGCCCAACAAAAAGAAGAAATGGATATGCGGCGCAGGCAGCTTGCCGCTAAAGAGGGCGAAATAAACCTTAAAAAGATGGCAGAACACGCCTTACTTAAAAAGAATATGGGCTTTCCTATCAATGAGCAGGAATCAGCCGCTATTCAAACAATGAGCCAAATTGCTCCGCCTGTATATGGAACGGATTCATATGGTAATACTGTCGCCCGCCCTTCAGGATGGGCTGGTGTTAGTCTGGGCGCAGCCCCGCCTACGGGTGGGTATGGTCAAGGTAGTAACCCCGCCATTAGCAGCGGATACGGCGATATACAGCCCGCCATGATGGATCAAGGGGATGTACTGGCTCAGGTGCAAGGCACACAGCCGCAAGGCGGGGGTGTTGTGGAAGGAGCACCGGGGGTTGATGTAGAATCTTACAAAGCGCCTGCGTTCTTGGGGCCGCGTGGAAAGCTTATGGAAGCTGAAAGCGATTTAAAGCGCTCGGACGCTCTTGCTATAGAAAAGATAAAGAAACAAGAAAAGGGTCTTGAGAGGTTTAACGATAGCAATCTAACCAGTGCCAATTTTGCTAATCGCATGGTTGAATCCAGAAACATTATGGATGATTTGATGCAAAAAGACCCCGATTCCGGCGAGGGCATGACTGGTAATTTGGGGATGACCAAGCATGTATTGGATATTTTGCCGCTTGGAGATTTTGGGTCTTCCCTTGGAGCGGCGGCTGTTCATTTGGGCGCAGAGCCGGAGCAGCAGCAATATTTAAACGCCGCCGAAAATTGGCTTACTGCAAACTTAAGAAAAGAATCTGGTGCGGTTATTGGTGCGGATGAAATGGCGAAAGAGTATCGCAAATATTTCCCTATGCCCGGCGATAGCGGCGCTCTTAAAGAGCAGAAAAAATTATTAAGAGGGCAAGCCGAAAAGGGAATGATTGGTCAATCGGCTGGGTCATACCAAGAAATGTTTGGCGCTAAATCTCAAGCCAAGACCACAAAGAAATTCCCGCCAACCGCAGAGGGTAAAACCATAAGATTCAAGGGCAAGGTCGGCAAGGTCATAAACGGAGAGTTTATGCCTGATGAGTGATTATGAAACTGATTTTGAAATAGTGGACGAATATGAGACTAATTTTGAAGTTATAGAAGAAATGCCCCGAGATAGAGGTATAGCGGGGGATATTGTAGCCTTTCAAAAAGGGGCTGCTGACACTATGACTATCGGTGCTGGTGAAGAAATGAAGGCGGGGATACAGTCATTAGTACGGGGTGGGCTTGACCCGAATGTTACAATAGGGCAAGCTTACGATCATTTTTTAGACAAAGCCAGAACAGAGGCAGACGCGGCGCAGGCCGAGAGTCCTTATATGTATGGCGCGGGGCAAGTAGCGGGCGCGGTAATACCCGCGTTAGCGTTGCCTCAAATCAGAGGAGTAGCAGAGTTTGCAAAACGAGGACCACTACAAGCAGGAGCAGCCGCCGCTGGACTTGGTGGAGCATCGGGGGGTATTTATGGTGCGGGAAGCGGTAGAGGCGGAGCGCAAGAGCGTATGGAGGAGGCTATGCGGCTCGGGGGTATTGGAGCTGTTGCTGGGCCTGTTGGGCTTGGCGCTGCTCGGGTGGCCCAATTATCATTAGGCCCGCTTGCAAAACGCGCTCAATCTTTATTTAAAAAACAGCCCGCGCTTGCAAAGACCGCAGACGAATTAATAGAAACGCAAACAGCCGCGCCGGTTGTTGATGATGTTGCCCCCGCCTATAGCAAGGTTAAAAAAGCGCTTCAAAAAGATTTTGGAGATGACTTTGATAATGTCATATCAGCTTATAAAAACGGTGATATGTCTATCTCTGATTTTTACGGCAAGAGAAGTACTAGCTTGGCAGAAGCCTCGGCGTTATTCCCTACGGGAAGAGAGATAGCCTCAGATGCGATAGAAAGCAAAACATCCGGCTCATATGATAGGCTTTTAAGCAGCATACGTAAGAATGTAAGCGGCGTTGATAGCTACTTCACCACAGCGGAAGATTTGGTCAATGCGGGGAGAGCCAAGGCTGCGCCATTGTATGCAGAAGCCTATGAAGACGTTATCCAAAATAAAGATATACTTAAAGTCCCAGAGGTGCAAAGCGCTTTAAAGAAGGCTTATAAGCAGTTCCCAACCCAATTAAAGAACGCCGAGCCTGACAGTATTCAAGCGTTAGACTATGCCAAAAAAATCTTAGACGATGATATTGGCGAAGCGATGCGTAAAGGTAAGGGTAACTTTGCCGGATCGCGTACAGAGATTAAAAACGCATTATTACAAGAGATGGATGCGTCCAGCCCCGCATATTCAAAAGCCAGAGCAAAGGCGGGTGATTATTTATCTGTTCAATCGGCAATGGATGCAGGCAAGAACGCTCTCAAAGAAGACCCGGAATTAGTAACGAAGACATTTAAATCTCTGAGCGAGAAAGAGCAAGACGCTTATAAAATTGGCTTGGGTAAGGCGCTTAGAGATCAGCTTAATAAGGTTCGCGAGGGCGCAAATCCGTTTAATCGCATTCTTAAATCACCAGAGCAACAAAACCGATTGAGAGCAATTCTAAGCCCCAAAGAATATGAAAACCTTTCTAATTCATTAAAGGCGGAAAACCGATTGTTTGAGTTTAGAAATACGGTCCTTGGTGGTAGCCCGACAGCCAGAAGAGAAGAGGCAAAAACCCTTATTGAATCCGGCGCTATAGACACCATAACAGGCGTGCCTCAGCAAACCTTTAGAGAGGGTATTAAAAAGCTTCGCACGCAGTATCTTGGCGGCATCAATGATAAAACGGCGGCAAAAATCAGTGATATTCTTTACGAGACTGACCCTGTTAAAAAGCTGAAAATCATCAATGAGATGGGCAAAAAAAGCACATTAACCAAAACAGAGATAGAAACCGTTAAAAAGGCTTATTCGGTTATGTCTCCGCGCTTTGATGCCTTGTATGCATCCCCCCCAAGCGGCTTATCTGCCGCTGCATTAGCAGAAGATAAACCCTTAGAGGTCACGGTTCGCCCCGATCCTACAACCGAAAACTTCCCAGACACGGAGTAATAAATGGCAACATTATCACCTTATGCGTTCATTCAGGAATTGGATGACGATGGAAACCCTTTGGCTGGTGGAAAGATTTACACCTATGAGGCGGGTACAAGTACGCCAAAAGCCACTTATACAAGCTCGGATGAAACAACGGCAAACGCGAACCCTGTTATCCTTGACGCTTCTGGGCGTGCGGAGATATGGCTGGCAACGGGCAATTACAAATTCGCGCTTTATAATTCGAGTGATGTTTTAATCAAAGAGGTTGATGATATTGCCGGGCAGTCAACCGGCGGGATTGTTTCATATGATATCTCGGCAAACACCTCGATAACAGAATTATACGATAGAGCTAGATTGTATGTAACGGGGACTACAACTTTATCACTATTGCCGGTTGCTGATGCATCTGATGGCTTTGAGTTTTGGGTTTATAATGATGGCGTGGCAACGGTTACGATAGACCCTGATGCGTCTGAGACAATAAACGGCGCTTCCACATTAACGGTGAGCGCTGGGAATTGGGCGGCAATCTCTTGTGATGGTGATGAGTGGTATGCTTTCGACAAGGGTACTATCGATACCAATGATATAGAAAATAACGCTGTTACGTTGGTAAAAATGGCAGACGGTGTGCAGGGGGATGTGCTTTATTACGGCGCGTCCGGCGCACCTTCTAGGCTGGTTGCTGGTACACAAGGGCAAGTCCTGCAAACACAAGGCGCGAGTGCCAATCCACAATGGGCTTCGGTTCTTTCTTTAACACGGGGGTTAGTGCCAAGCTTGGCGGCGGATGCCGACCATGACGTGACGGTATCGGCTGGCTCTATCGCTGATAGTACATATGCCTCTGATTTGGTGCTTCCTTCTGCTATGACTAAGCGCATAGATGCAACATGGGCGGCGGGTACGGGTAACGGGGGATTGTTTAGCGGGAGCGTAGCCACATCCACATGGTATCATTTATTTATTATTGAAAAAGATAGTGACGGCAGCATTGATATAGGCTGGGATACCTCTATAAGTGCGGCAAACATCCCTAGCGGTTATACAAAATACCGCCGCGTACACTCTAATTTAACGGACGGGTCTTCAAATCTTGTTTCGTTTGTTTCGAGAGAAACGGCTGGTGGTGGCCTATATACAAGATGGTCGACAATTCCTTCTGCCAATCAAAACGGCGCTGTATCAAGCGGCGTGACAACAACTGTGACGCTGACTACTCCTACGGGATATGTAACTGAGGCTGAATTGAACGCCTATTCTACAGGGGCCAATGTTGAGGGGTATGCATTTCCTCTTGATGTAACAGCGCAAACGCCAAGCACAGGCGGGTCGCCTCTTGGGAATTTTGGGGATTTATCGCCGAGCCAATTATTCATTCACACCAACACATCCGCGCAAGTCGGTATCCGCCTTAATAACGGCGAAACATTGGTTGTAACCACAGCCGGATGGAAAGACGCAAGGACAGCATAATGATCCAATTTACTATAATCACCGCACTATTCGGTTTGTTCTACGCTCTTAAAGGCGGGAGCGGGCCTTCTATATTCCCTTGGTGGGAGCGCATTAGAGGGAAAAACAAAATCACCGAGCGCTTGCTTGATGGCAAAGTTATTTCAACGGCGCTTGTGTTTGTATTCGCGCTTTTTGCAACGGCTGAAACTATAAGCGCCAATGGCGGGCTATACGGCGTGCCTGAGTATGCGTTTCAATTCCTTCCCGCTACATTGTTCGCAGCAGCTTGGTTGCTTGCTGTAGCGCCCTCTATGGGCGAAGAACACGGGGCAATAGGGCGCATTGGCAAAGCATGGGGAGCGTATATTAAGGCTGAAAAAAGCTTTGGTCGTGAATACGGCATTAAAAAAGGATTGCAGCGCGGTGTATGGATGGGGGCGTTCATGGCTTTAGCGACTGGCTACGCTGGTTTTATTGTAGCGTCTCTCTTGTTTGTTCCGGCTGTATTCGTAGGACAGCAATTATCATGGATGCTTTTCAAGCGCGATGGCTGGGTTTTAGCTGAGCCAATTATAGGAGCGCTGGTATTTGGAGTGCCAACGGCACTATGGCTCTCATAAATGAGCGGCGATATCGATCAAATATCAAGCGCGATTGGAAGGCTGCAAAGCAGTATTGACGCAGTTCTTGTAAACCAGCGGGATCAGGGAAGAGATTTAAAGGTTGTAAACAAGGCTCTAATCGGCATGGAGCTAGGGCAAACAGCGATAGAGGGAAGGCTTGAAAGGCAGGAAAGTTTCGGCAAGCAGCAAGAGGTGGAGCTTGCCAAGTTAAAGGAGGTTTTGGAAAAGCGGCTCACACCGCTTGAAGGACTTCGGAATAATATAATGTGGGCTTGGGGTGTATTGGGAACATTGGTAGCAGCGATTTTCGCGGCATTGCTAAAGAAGGTTTTAGGATGATTATAGGATACATCGAAGACGATACAGTCGATGCCATGATTTTTGAAAGAATGCTTAAGCAATATTCGATTGTTTTGTACGGGTCGCACCAAGCGTATCTCGAATCAAAAATATCGCACGATATTGTTATCACTGACTTTCAAGTCCCGGATAGGACAGACGATAATTTAAAGCGCTCCGCAAATAAAGAAGATTGCCCATTTGTTATTTACACAGGCGGGTGCGTTCGCCGTCTCGGTAAAGTCAATTTAGATTTTTACCGTAATTTAGGTGTGTCCGAGCTTTTTGAAAAAGATAAAGACAATGAGGCGCTTATGGAATACGTGGCGGATATTGCGAAAGGAATTGGCGAATGAATTTTAGAACAAGAGCCGTTGGCGTAGTGGCTGCGGGCGTTATTGGCACAGCCGGAGTGGCGGCAATAGCAACGCCGTTTATTGGAAAATGGGAGGGCTTACGCATCGAGGCGTATCTTGATCCCGTAGGTATACCAACAATCTGCTATGGCAGCACAAAAGGCGTTGAGCTTGGGCAGGCAATGACCAAAGAAGAGTGTGACGCTCTCTTAAACGAAGAGCTTAAAATCTACCTCAAAGCCGTTGATGATTTTATATTTGTTCCAATGCCTGATACGCGCAGGGCTGCGCTTACAAGCTTCACGTATAACGTGGGTATAGAGAATTTCAAGAAATCAACATTGCGCCGCTTGATGAATGAGGGGCAAACCCGCGCTGCTTGTGAAGAGCTATCAAGATGGGTTTTCGCAAAGGGTATTAAATTGCGGGGCTTAATACGCAGGCGCGATGAGGAAAAACGACTTTGCCTAGAAGGTCTTACGGAGGAAATATAAATGTTTGGATTAAACCCGTGGTTAATACTCGGCATCGGCATGGCTTTCATAGGTTGGTCGGTATTCATTGGCGGCGCGGCTTATAGCGCGGGGGCTGACAAAGAGCTTTTAAAGTGCAACCAACAAAAACAGGAGGCTATAGATGCCAATATTGAAATCAGGAAAGAGCAGGACGCGGTTATTCGCCCTAGTAACGCTGCTTACATTGACAGCTTGCGGAGGGGGACGTTTTGACACTGCGAAATCAACCAGTTTGGTGTTGCCGCCTGTTATTCAATACGATAGCGAAACCCTTCACAGCGCCGCAGACGAAGCAGAGGGCGGAATATGCCCCACGCACGTTGAGCTTGGAAAAGACTACAAACACACAAGAGACAAGCTTCGTATCGCCAAAAGAAGCCTAAACAAAACATAGGAGAAAAAGCATGGCAACATTTACTAAATTTCACTGCTTCGCTGAGGATGTGGCCGAGAAGGTTCACGGCTTAGGGAGTGACACACTAAAGTTAGTGCTTTCAAACACAGCACCAACCGCATCCACAGATCACGAGCTTGCAGACATTACCCAGATTGCGGCAGGCAACGGCTACACCACTGGCGGCACTGCCGTTACTATTACAGCGAGTTCTCAAACCTCCGGCACATATAAGCTTGTGGGGAATGACGTGGTGTTCACAGCAAGTGGCGGCTCTATTGGGCCGTTTAGGTATGTGGTTCTTTATAACGACACCGCCACAAATGACGAGCTTATTGGATACTGGGATTATGGTTCTGCCGCAACTTTGGCGGATACAGAGACTTTCACAGTAGATTTTTCAGCATCTAACGGAATTTTGCAATTAGCATGAATCTGGGTTTAAGCCTTCTAGGGCTTGGTAATTCAGGTACAGGCGGCGGGGCGAGTGAGCCAGAAGGCTCAATAATCGCAGGCGCAGGCTTTTTTACCGTTTCGGGCCAAGAAGCAATTCTAACGCAAACTCATACCGCCCTAGATGCAGCGCAAGGCTCTTATACGCTTTCCGGTCAAGACGCGACACTGACCTATTCTGGCGGCGGGGCTGCGTTTTCTCCTGATGATATCTCCGGCCTTGAATTATGGCTTAAAGGTGACGGCACAATCGCCGATACAAGCGGGCTTGTTGACCAGTGGAATGATGAAAGCGGAAACGCAAGGCATGTTACTGCGTCCGGCACTGATAGACCGTCTACGGGTACAAGAACAATTAATTCTGTAAATGTTATGGACTTCACAGGCTCAGGTCAGCGCCGATTAGAAGGATCGGACGGGCTTGGGTTTACAGGCAGCCCCAATATAACAATCTTTGTGGTTTCTGAGGTTGATTCAAGCGCATCAAGCCAGCACGCTCTGGTTCACTTTGGTGCGACAGCTTCGGGCGGCGGCACGGTTATCTCGGTAAATGATGGCGATAGGTCATATCGCTTTAATAATGGCTTTAGAGGCTTTACAAACGCCTCTACCAGTACACCGACAATTACGCTCTGGGAACATGCGGCTTCGGATACCTATGCGGATGTTGCTTTATGGGCAAACGGCGTAGCGCAGACACAAGACGGCGTATCAGGCGGCACAAATACCCTGTCTTTGGCAGATGAAAGAACGCTTATAGGGCTTCGCACTGGCGGCTCTGGCAGCACAAACTACACCTCTCCGCTTGTGGGCGCTATTGCTGAGGTGCTTGTTTATAGCGCTGTATTATCAACCTCTGAGAAAAATGATGTGGGGCAATATCTTGATGACCGATGGGGCATTACTTGGACTGATATCACATGAATTTAGGGTTGGGGTTATTAGGGCTGGGAAACGCGAATAGCGGGCCGAGAGAGCCAGAAGACGGTATAAACGCCAATACAGGTTATTTTTCTGTGCGGGGGCAAGACGCAGTTCTTGCTGGAAACGATATTGATATAACGGCAGACTACGGCGCGTTTACGCTTGCAGGGCAGGACGCGACACTAACATCTTCCGCCTCACCAAGCGGACAGGCTTATTTCTCCGATGGCGGGGGGACAGCCTCTTGGTATATGGCAACGCAGCCAAACGCTATCTATGACAGTACGGGCGATAAAACGTGGATTGCTTATGAGGGCTGGGATGGTGATGAGCGAACATGTTATATGACCTTATACAATCATGCGAGTAGCGCTTGGGAGGGTCCGTATATTGTAGGGTATTCAGAATTAACAAATGACGATCACGGCGTTCCATCAATTATTATGGATTCGGATGGTTACGTGCATGTGTTCTTTGGTGGTCACGGTAATGCTGTGCAACATGCTACAACGTCTCTAGCAAGGGATGCCACGCGGTGGAGGCCACAAGCGACTTTGAACGCGGCTTTGACGTATCCTTCTCCGGTTCTATTGAGCGATGGCAATATATATGTTGGCGCCAGAAGAACAGACGAGGCGGGCGGTACGGGCGGGAATTACCGCATGTATTATGATTACTATATCTCAACAGATATAACGGATGGTGTGGTGACGTGGGCCAGCCCCGTTGTCGGCGTTGATTTGGATTATGATAGCCGTTTTTATCTTGGTTCTCATATCCTTCAAGGCGGTGAGGTTCATTTCTTGGGTACAAGAGCGGATTTTGGTGATGATGAGCGCAAGCATATTTATTACTATGTGTATGACCCGGTGGCGAATGAGATAAGAAACTTCGCTGATAGCACTTCCACAGCCGCGGCTTCTCTGCCGATTAATCTCACAACCAGCAACGCCAGTTATCGAATATTCGAACACACTGGCTCGAATGTTGGAAACCTTCCACGCCTTGCTTTCGATAGCTCTGGCAATCCCCATATTATATTCACAGATGGCGCTAATGTAGGAAAATCCGGCACAGGTGTCTCTCAAGGCTCATACCAGTTAAAGCATGTTTGGCATAATGGTACATCTTGGCAAACCCCTGAGAGCATATCCGGCGCGGTTTTGGGACATAGAAACGACAATTATTCTATTAAGATAAATGGTTCTGACCAGATTGAAGTGACCTATATTGATGAGGCAACGCCGGATGATTATCGTCACGGTGATGTTTATAAGGTTGTTCGCAGCAATAGCGGGGCAGGGGGAACGTGGGGAAGCGCGTCCCTTATCCAAGAGGCCGATTCATCCGAACACAGCCTGTCCGCGCCTATGCACGTTAAAGACGGCGATGCCGAGCTTGATTTTATATTCCAAGAGCGATCTTCTGATACCCATTACGATGCGGTTGATAAATCCTCTGATACCAAAACGGGCTATATGCGCTTGTTTGCTTATGGCTCTAGCGGATTGGTTCGAAGGGATGTTCTCACAAACCGTATAACACTAACCAACACAACGGTTAACGAAAACACCGCTACGGGTGAGACAATCGCGGAGATAATCAGCGATAATGCGCGGGATGTTCATACAATTACAAGTGATCCTGATAGCAAATTCTCAATCTCAGGAAACAAACTCAGCCTTAGCGCAACGGTAAACAACGCCACTAAATCAAGTCACGCTTTAGAGATTACCTCAACTGTGCGCGGTGTGAGCGTTGTAAACAGCTATACGATTAACGTAGAAGCCGGGGCGTTTAATATGCCTTCAAGCTGTGTGATTGACATAGATGCCTCTCAAAGCGCCTGTTATCCGGGTAGTGGTCAAAGCCTTACCAACCTTGTATCGGGCGGATCGGCGTATAATTACCACCTAGGAACAACGCATGACGCGGTGGATGCATATGACCCGAATTATAATGCTAACGGGTATTTTGAGTTTGACGGTACTGAGGTGTTAGAAATGACAACTCTTCCCGGTGCGAGTGATTTTCTCTCAACACTGCACAAACAGGACGGGGGCAGTAATTTCTGGCACGGGTGCTTAATACGCTTTACATCTGGCATAAGCGGGTATCCATATTCCTTTGGCTTAACGACTATGGAGATGAACGGTAATCGTTTCAGGCCATCTATTACAGCCGGAGGGTTGGGGAATTTATTTAAAGATACCAGCTTCACCGCAACGACAAACACGTGGTACGCTTGTTTGTTCACTTATAGCCACGATACGGGCATAGGAAGAGTTTATTCTAATTCCATCACGCCAACTTTTACAAAGAAAGTGTTTATGAGAAACAGCGCCGCACATGCTTATAGTTTGCCGCCTTCGATTGGTGGTTACAGCTTTAGCTTTGGCAGAGTGGGTGCGGGAACAGAAATAGCGGGCGTGTATGCGGGGAATGAGTTTTTGTACGAAGAGGATGCTTTGAGGGTTATGAGGCTATTAGAAGCGCGTCATAGCCTAACTCTTACTTAATACGGGCTTATATTCATCCGTAGCCTAACGCCAATCCTTATTATAGGGGTCGGGAAAGCCTTGTAGTTTGGCAATCCAACGCATGTAATGCCCCCAATCTTCGACAGCGAATTTCTTTTGCCTCTGCCCGATCTCTTTTACAATTGCGTTCATCATAGCAGGGTCGTGTTCTTTTTCTATTAAATCAACAAACATCTTCGCGCAAGATTGAGGTAGATATCTTAACATACCGGGCCAAGTAATATCTTCTGGCTCTTTGCTCACTTATTCCCCAATATCTCATCTATCGCAGCGTTCCAGCCGTAGATATACCAGTCATCGCTATCGTATGGCTGCGTATTTTCCAATACCTTCATCCCCTCAAGCCTCTCGCGGGTGACTGGCAGAGGGGTGCGGGTGAGGTGGCCTTTCGTCATTTTGTGGTATCGTTTTGCTGCTTCGAGAGCTGGTTTTATTCTCTCTAATTGTTTTTGCTGTGCTTCTGCCTTAATTCTATGGGCTAAAGGCAAACTTCCTTTATCTAAACCGCTATTCTCCATCATATCTTCTACTTTTTTGATGGCGTGTAAGTCTGCAAAAGCAGATTTTATCACCATATCAAGTTCACCCAAAGCCTCCCCCAGCCCCTCTATCTGCTCTTGGTCGGCGCGGGTGTTCCAGTTTTCTTCTGTTGTTGCCCCGCAATCTGCGCAAGCTGGTCTGTGTTGAATCGTGCCCTTACTGGCGTCCTCTTCCCAGTTCATATCACTGGTTCGGTATTCTGGTTTAAACGAAGCTACACCCTCAGGGTCTATATTATCTGAGCCACAAAACGGGCAGGGCTTTAATTCTTCACTCATCAATCATCTCCAATATCTTGTCTATTGCTGCGTTGAACCCCTCGTTCTTGTATCCAACCTCAATCGCGCAACCGGGAATGTGGAAACCGTCTTCTTTTTTTAACCCCTCAATCCTCTTGCGAAGCTTGGCGGTGTTGGTGTATTTGGCCTGTATAGGTGCAAGAGTTGGGCTTGGTTGTTTTTCACACCAAGGAGTGTTTGTTTTGTATATCCAAGCCCATATATTCAGTGGCATATCAGTCATCCTTCTAGCCTTTCTATCGCGTGGATGTAGCTTCTAATTTTCATTAGCCGCACCTCCATATCAGACGTGTCAAGATCGTAATCATCAGATTGATCTTTGATAGCCTCTATAAGCCAGCCTATTGCATTTCTGTTGAGTTGTTCACTCATCATTCAGTCTCCTCGGTTGGTGGGGGCGGTAAAGGCATCCAGTGTGTTGGTTGTGGATCAAAATCTATCTTAAAATCCCAGTCGCACCCTTCCCATCCAGTTCCCCATTTTCTGTTTTGATAGTTTAATTGATAGCCACCTATACGATAATTGCCGTGAACATCTAATAAAAGAACGTTCGTCCCATCCTTCGGCGCAGTTTCAATCGGTTGCCAGCCGCTTGGCTCTGGGGGGCGTATGTGGCCTTTGGCGTGGAGGTGGTCTATTATTCTCGCTATTAATTTGGTATTACATCCGTCTAATTCAGTATGTTTTTCTCCGTTTCCTTTGCGCTCACCCCACTCACGCCACATCTCCTGATCTATCTCTTTCTTTAAACTCTCGACATCTACAATCTGATCTTGCAACCCCCCTAATATAACCGCCTCAAGCTCCGCGATATCCGAAAGCTCTTGGCTTCTCTTGTCCGCATATCTCGGCTCGTCAGGGCTGTATTGCATATCAACAAATGCTACCGCCTCTCCGACAAGCTCCTCTAGGGCTTTGATTGGGTTTTTATTGTTCAACTTTTGTCTCCTTATCTGGGGTTTCTTCTTTCATTAAGGCTATTACTTTTTTCCCTATATATGCTGCGTAAACATCAGCACCTTTGTTTTGTCCGTAAAAGAACTCCATAGGCACACCCAAAGCCATAGAGAGCAAAAAGACCTTGCGACCGCTAGGCTCAATTTTGCTATTCTCAAGCTCCCACACATACGATTTTGAACTATCTATATGCTTTGCTAATTGCTCCAAAGAAAACCCCAAAAGCTTTCTTCTGTTTTTCAAGAGTTCACCAATAAAGGTTGTGTTTAACTGGTTTTGCATCACTCACCCCCAAAAAGCTTTTGGTATTCCGCAAGAGCTTCCTGTGCGACAACATTAGCGTTGGAATTACCCATCATAGGCGCGTTGCCCAACCTAGCCAGCTTATCTAAAGCCTCCGCCATTAGCTCAAACACTCGATCTTTCTCGACTTGGTCTTCTAGGGCTTTGCTGATTGTTTCTTTTAGTTCTCTGGTGTTCTCCGATTGCGCGAATGATCCCCCGGCCAAAGCAAACATATAAAGTTCACCCAAAGCCACTTGCGCTGGTGTTTTATTGCTCATCTTCGTTGTCCTTTGCCTGTTTTACTAAAAATTGAACAGCCGGTAATAACGTAGCCCCATCATAAATCCTTGGCTGGTTATCAACGGATGATTTTAAGCGGTTCGCACCTTCTCTGTCACCCTTACGGGCTAAAGCCGCCGCCCTTTGAAGGGTAATAGTGTCCTGCTCTTGTTGTTTAAGATAAGAAAACCAATTTTCACATATGCTTATTGCCTCTTGCTCTTCCATCACTCACCCCCAAAAAGCTTATCAATAGCGCTTATGTTGTTGGCTGCGGTTGTGATGAAGTCAGAGATAGCTACACTCTCTTTGTTTTCTTTCTGAATTAGAATACATCCATCCCAACTATCCCGATCCGCAAGGCCAAGAGGGACGCCAGCCACGTTTAAATCACTCTCAGCACTGGTTATTGCTATTTGACCGTGTGATGTAGGGGTTTCGTAGCAAGCTCTCCACTCCCCAGCCGTAGCCTTCTTCCGAGCCTCCCGCATCTTCTCAAGCAGTGGCAGGATTTGGGCGTATTCTTTGGCGATTTGTTCTATACAGTTGAAATATTTCTCAGAAGAAGACCCTTCCCATTTACTGCCGTGCAAATCCTCCGTATAGACACAGCACATGTCCCCAATATTTCTTAGCGCCTCTTCGAGTTCTTTAATGTTCATCAAATTCATCCTTTGGTTAAAAGCACTTATTGGACGCGAGGGCGGGGTTTTAGTTATCTCCACCAACCATTAACGAACTTATGCTAGGCTCTCGTATTCGTCTTGACCGTCCTAGATCACCATAAGCATCTCGCGTCTAATAAATTCTCCTTTAGTTAACGGGTGGGGGCTGGTGGGGTTAACCCACTAGGTAATATCAACGGCGCTCAGTTTTCTGTTACGCTCTATCGTATTGAACCGCAGCCCCCATAACTGTTAATTCAACCTCAACCTCGGCCTCGACCCCGACCTCGACCTCGACCCCGACCACGACCACGACCACGACCCCGACCACGACCACGACCTCGACCACAACCCCGACCTGTTTAAACCCTCTCTCAGCACAGCGGCATTCATTATATTTGGCTCCTTGGTAAGTCGTTTTCCCACTCTGTCGCGTCTATGATTGCTCCCCGCCCTAGGATAACGTCACTGATATATGGCTCAACTTCGTTTAGCCTCCCCGTTTTAAGCGCATCGTGATAGCGACCCGTATCAGCTATCCAGCTACAATCGCTTAACACAAGCTCCTTATCGCCAACCTCTTTGACAATACCAATATCGATATGCGTGACGGTGCGGATAAGGTAGGCTTTGCCAATTTTGAACGGTTGGTGGGCAGAGCCGCCAGAGCCGAATATTCCCATCAACTCCTTTATTTCCTTTAGTGTTAAATTGTCAGTACAACTCATGTTTTTTCTCCTTTGGTTAAGTTTTTAGTGGTTTCTAAACTCAGATTCTCCGTAACCAGCCGAGCCGCTTCTTCTCGTAAAGCCTCCGCTGCTTGCTCTAGTTTGTTTGCTTCTGTTCGCAGCCGGGCGGCTGATTCGTATATATATGTCATGCGTGATTACTCCTTTTCGTAATACATGGATTTAGGCGGAGGCCGCGGGTGCAATTGAACCCAAAATGATTGACGTTCCCGATTCGTTTATATAAATATTGACGACTGCTTTTTAAAAAGTTATTAAACATCAACACATTGGCATCAGGCCCGTGTTCTGTCACGGCGGAGGCCGCGAGTTCAAGTCTCGTCACTCGCGCCATTTGGGGTAAGGCTTTCAGAAGAATTAGCATTTTATAAGACCCTCATTTTTGGGTGCAATTGAACCCAATTCCAAAGAATTAGCTGCGCCTTTAAGAAAATCAGGTGAATAACGGGCGTATGTTCTTTCCGTAACGCGAGTATTTGTATGGCCTAAATATTGAGCAATCTCAGACATTGGCACTCTATCCTCTGCCATCCACACTGCCGAGGTATGACGAAGGGTGTGAGGGCTTATATCGCCCGTAAGACCAGCCGCCTTTACACATCTCGCAAAACCCCGCTTCACATCTTTAATGGCGCGTCCGTTATACTCGATTACATTGTCAGTAAGGCGGTAGCTATAAGCCTCTTCCAAGGCTCTTTCCGCTGTTGAGTTCATAGGCACGATTGCGCGGTTTTTATTTGATGCACCAATACCGAGATTAATCTGCCCTCTCTCAAAGTCCACATTATCCCATGTAAGCTCTAGCAGGGCGGATTTACGCGCTGCCGTACAAATAGCGAGAGTAATAAATAACCTGATATGGGGCTGCTCGCACACCTCAAGCAATTCCTGCACCTCTAATCGTGTTAAATAACGATCTCTGGGGGGCGGAGAAGGGGGAAACCAGAATATAGCGGGGGTGTTAGGGTCATTCCATTTAAGGGCTGCCCTGAGCGCTCCTAGCTGTCTTATGATTGTTCCTGCCTTCATGTTTTTCTCTTTACTAAATTCTTTGCATTTCTGCCGCGTTACTTGGTCTGGGCGCAAATGCCCGAATGTTGGCTCTAATGAGCGCCACATATACATTAAATCTCGATATTTATTTTCCTTCTCTTTGGCGTATTCCGCCCACATATCCTTAATTAAAATCGGGTTTGAATCATCAAATAAGATTAAATCTTCTAGGCGCTGCCGTGCCAACTCCAAGGTTGACGTTCCAAGTGATTTTCTCCTAGTTTTCTGCCCCGTGCCGCTTCTGGCGTAGTATTTTCCTCTGTAGAGTTCTGGTGTTCTATTCCACATGACTCGATCCTTTCAATTTCCCATACCGGAATTCTAAGCATATTTCCCACCGGGAACGTGTTTTTAATCTCTTTCGCCTTTATCATGTTGTGAATCTTCTGCTTAGAACAATCCCATCTTTCGGCTAAAGTCTTTACTGAGTAGGGTTTATCACTCATTTCACTAACTCCTTAATATCCTCAACGGTTAATCTCACCAATCCCACATCATCAGCCGAGCAAATCTCAATTACTTGCTCCGTATGCACGAACACCGTATCGCGCTCTATCTCTGCCGCAGCTTCAGGCATAAGCGCGTTTAGAAAGGCGCAGGCAGCAAAGCCGGATATGAAGACAAGAGTTTTCATTTCTTTACAAAGCGCCCCTTAGCGTCTCTCTTTCGGGTTAATTTATGGATCTTGTTTGAAAGCTGTATATTTCGATCCGCCAAATCAAAATTGTTCTTTATGGCTTTTTCTAAGACATCATATAGCTTTGCAGCCGTGTACTCTGACCAAACACCCATAAAGGCGCACCATGTAATAAATATGGCTGATAGCAGGGGCAGGTATTCCATGGTTAAAAATCCTTCCACTGCAAGAAATTGGCCTGAATCCCCTTAAGCTTTTTTGCGGCCTCAGTGCCTTCTATAAGCTCGGCGCAGCTTTGAATGCCGCATACATCCTTGATATAGGTTTCGGGGTTTATATCGCCCCCGATAACGCGGGCAACGTATTGGTGAAAACTTTCGTCCGCCGCCAGCATCTTGGCTTGCCCGGCGAAGCTTTTGGGCTTTTCTTTGGGCCTCTCTTTGGGTGTTTCATCATCGTTTAAAGCGACAACCGCAATCATATATCTTTGACCCATAGCGTCTGAATACAAGCTCGATGGCATTTCCTCCGGGTTAATTGTAAACGTCACCTTTACATCGCCGCTTTGAACCTGTTTGAGCGCGTCTTTTTTTGCTTCAAAATGCACGGCGGTTCTCTTTGCTATCTCTGCCTCAATACCCATATCTAAACTCCATACATTCGAATTGCGCCTGTTCTAAATCGTCTGTCATAACCCCCAATACACAGGCAAGCGTTATGACTTCATTTAATCGCTCACCCCAAAATGTTTTTTCTCCTACTTTGTGCTGTATGCTATGGTGTAAAGCGCACATAGGAACCTCTCTCTTTGGTGGTTTTTGAGCTATACCCGCGCCGCCTCCTATTCTTACGTGGCAGCTTTGTAATTCTCCCCCGCAAGGCTCAGGCCGCATAAGCTCGGCTACACACATACCGATACTGCGTATCATGGTGGCATGTCTCCGAAGCTCTGCGGTTGATGGTTTAGGTTTCTTAAGCATTAGAAAAATGATCTCTTGGCTGCTTCACGTCTTACAGGCTCTTGAGGAGCGCGTATATTGGGTTCAATATTCTCCAAGCGTTCCCGCAATATAGTCATTTCCATGCGAAGGCTATTCAGCGCCCCTTCTAGGCGGTCAATCCGGCTATCCTCTCTTGGTGCTGGCGTATCCTTGATGGGCTTTTTGGCTAGGGATTTCTCAATCAAATTATCCACGTTTTTACGGTATGTATTGTACTTGCTTACCTTAAAGAAAACACTGTTACCGGCTTTAAAGGCGACACTCATGCCTTTGTAGGCATCCGAGCAGGTCGCTTGGGAATAAATACACCTTTTTTCATCAGAGTATTTTTTTTGAAACCATGATTTATTGGCAATTGCACCTTCTGGAAAGTCCAGCTTTTGCGCTCTTTTTACATGGCTACGATAGGTTTTGGTTTGTGTGTAGTCGGTCATTTTTCTCTCTTTCTTTGGGGTTAAAAAGGTATGTCGTCGGATGTATTATCTACGGCTTGCTTTGCAGCTTGATAGCCGTCTTCTTTGATCTTGGGCGGATAGAAATTAACCCAACTATCGAGAAGCTTCATGCACAGTGTTCCGTCTTCTCTTTCAAAGACCGCGCCTATCTTGGTGTATTTCTTGCGCTCCTCACCTGTTGCTTTATCAGTGTATTTTTCCGTGTGAACGGCTTCGTATTTGAATTTCATTTTGCTCATGCTGTTTCTTTCTGTTTGAGTTGGAATTTAATTTGTTTGATTGTCTCTTCGTATTCGGCGCATTGCTCTGGCGTGAGTTTTGCCCAAATAGGATCATGGATGGCTTTATCATATGCCTTCCCCACGCCCTCCGGCGTAGAGCGGGGCTTAGTAGCGTACTCTTCAATGAGTGAAATTTTAGACGCAAGCCAATCCTCTGGCGCCACATCATCCGCGCTTATTTCAATATGGATGCCTGTGCTGGGTTCTTCGTACCGCTCTTGCCAAGTATTCATTTCAACATCAGAGGCATATTCCCCACCAGCAAGACCAAGAGAGGCTAGGGCGCGTCCTACGGCGGTAGTTTCAAGCTTTTCAATACCTTTTTCTTTGGATACGCTAGTCGCATAAGCGTGACCTGTACCTAGAATAAATCCGCTTTTGTCTTTTACCCATGCTTGCATAAATATGCCGCCATTAGCCGGGAATAGGGGGGCTGTCTCTATGCCGCACTCAAGCCCTAAATGCTTTCTTAAAACTTCAACGCGGGCAGATACATTCGTGTAAATCTTTCCGCCTTGAACCTTGGTAGTTCCAGTTTTCCCGGCTTGGTTAATGCCAGCTATTTCATCCATTGCAGCTTGTAGTTTCATTTTAATTTCCCTTCGCACCAAAGCCCGTATTCCTCCCAATCTTCTTCATTATCCTGCGCTTGCTCCGGCGGTACAGTTGAACGGGGAAACCGCCGGAGCTTGCTACGCAGCATACTCAGTAATTCTTTGAATGTTTTCATATCAACCCCGCAATCACGGCATAGAGGCCAATGCTTGAGAAAAAAGTGGCAATGACAGTAATCATGGAAAGCACGAAAGTGCCAAAGCCAATAGTTTCGGGGACTTCCTTCGTAGGAAGAGGGGACACGCCCTTTAAATCGCGAATAACTGTTTTCTTGCGAAGGTCGTGAATGCTTGTTTTTCTACGGGGGCGCGGCTCTCTAGCGTCTAACCTCTCAAGGTGGTTAATATCCGCATGTAGTTGGTCTATGCGCCCAGCCTCGTATATACGGCTGGCTTCGAATAATGTTGCTGGCGCTTGGTTCATATCCATTACATCTCTCCTGCGTTAATAAGGGCGTTTTCGGCAACCATTCCCATGAATGAAATTTCTTCATCGTGGTAAGGGCGCATCTTGTAAGTTTCCTTCGCTCTGCGGTGTATGACCTCAAGGGCGTTTGTCAGGATTGCTATCTGCTTTTGTGCATCAAACTCACGTGCTGAATAGGTTGGAAGCGGTCTTACCGGCTCAACATGGACATTCTGGTTTGCTGGCAGTGCCATAACAGGTATTGTTAAGTTTTCGTCTTTAATCATCTTTCTGCCCTCTGGTCTGCGTGCGCCTCAATCGCAGCGTCTCTTTGGTTTATTAAATGTTCGGAAAGGTCAAAGGCCAATACAGCGCCTTGCAAATCATCGAGGCGATATAGGATGTCCTCTATCTCTTCTATATATGGGAACGAGTCGGGTGTTTCCTTCTCGATCTGTTCGAGGCCCGCATAAAGTGTTTTTATGGCCTGTGCGTGTAGTTCTTGATCTCTGTTATTCATTTGTTTATTCCCCTTTCGGTTAGTTCGTAGGGGTAGTATTCACCAAAACGGTGAACGGGTCAACATCTTTTTTCACCAAAATGGTAAATTATTTTAAGGCTAGATTTTCTGCGGCTTTGGGGGTGATTTATCAAGATTGACAGGAAAATATTTTGTTTGTACTATCTTTGTTCTTCTTCAGGGCGAATCAAATTTGACAAGATTAGCAGCCTCTTATAAAAGAGGAAAAACTATAGATTGTACGGGGAAAATAATATGCAACCAAAAAAACAGGAAGATGTTGCAGTCTGCGTGTGCAAAGACTGTGTAAATGAAAAAGAAGCTCTTAAAGAGGCTTATGCAAGATCATTAGAGGAAACAGCAAAATTATTGCGGAATAGGGCGAAGGGCATTAGGGGCTAGAGCCAGCCGAAGCCTTTTGCTAAAACGCCAAGGACGCTCGCAAAGCCAGCCAGCATAAACAGGAAATTACGATCAATTTTTTCGACCGCTTTTCTTAGGTCGCCCTCAACAAGAGATATTCTCTTGTCGAGTCCTGCAATTGCGCCTTCAAGCTTGCCTATTAGGTGTTCCATATCACCATTATCGCCTCCGTCACCGGATTTTGCAAACTTTTCCTCTACTTCTTTTACGGTTTTTTTAAGGGCGCGGTGATATTTGAAGTCTTTTACGTTACTCATATTCTTTCCCTAGCAATTCGAGGGTGTTTTTTAATATATCGAGAGATTTTTTTAAATTTTTGTCGATTATATCGTTTGCCGCTTTCCGATCTTCGCCTTTAGGTGTGTTAATAATTCCCTGCATAGCGCTTATGGCCTGTTGCTGATGTACAAGGGCGGATAATGCGCTTATTACGGCTTGGTGAAGGGCGTGGTCACGTTTCATTGCTGATTGCTATTGTTCTTCCTGTCTTTCGTGTAGGTATAAATCAAGGGGCACAACAAAAAGAGTTGGTAAAATGTAAAGCGAGAACCCAATGAGAAAGTTAGGGTCACCACCATCCGCAGAGCCAAAAGCATACAAGGTGCTTGCTAACATATAGGTTATTACGCCTGATACCATTCTTAAAACAGGGCTATCATTTTTGATTTTTTTAGCTAAGAACCCTATCAGGGTGTATAGCAACCAAATCGATACAATTCCTCCGATTGCCTGACCGCCACTATATGGCCCTAGTAATAAGATCGACACGCCAATATACAGGATAACGGCGATTACCACTATTGTTTTGTTGCTCATTCCTTCCCTCCCTTGTATCTGTCGGGG